GATGGTAAGTGCCGTACCAAAGTTAACAAGAGAGGGTATTGAAGAATCAATCTCTCTGAGAAGATGGATACACTTTGCAGATGAAGAAGTGTTTAGTGTTAATAAGAGTAGTGTGATTGTTAAAGCAGATGCATCAGTTGGACTATCTAAGTTCTATGAAGCTTGTGTTCTAAGAATGTTATCTGAAGAAGAAGACAGTTGGAATGGTTGGAGAGAACCTACTGAAGATGAATTAGAAGAGATTGAGTTTGAAGAAGCTCTAGAGACATATTCAAACATATCTAAAACTATACATTAGATCTAATCATTTCTAAAGGGTACATACCCATTATACAACCGTGTCAAGAGGTTGTCAACAGTTTTTGGTAAATAAACTTAAATTAATTTATCTCTTGACATTCGGTGTGAGTAATGTATAATATATGGATAGTTGTAAATTATATACAACAAATATGTGGAGTTATAATAAAAGATAATGGCTAAAAAACAAAAGGGTGTTCACTACGTCAACAATGCAGACTTTCTTGCCGCTATGTCAGAGTGGAAAGAAAAGTGCAAGGACGCAGAGGAATTGGGTGACCCACAACCACCTGTTACAAACTATATTGGTGAATGCTTTCTCAAGATTGCAAATCACTTATCGTATCGACCAAATTTCATTAACTATACTTATAGAGATGAGATGATTTCTGATGGTATTGAAAACTGTCTACAGTATTGTGGCAACTTCAACCCAGAGAAATCAAAGAATCCTTTTGCGTACTTTACTCAAATCATCTATTATGCATTCCTTCGTAGGATTGCTAAAGAGAAGAAACAGCAACACGTTAAACATCAAATCATTTCTAATATGAATGTTGACTTGATGATGGATGGTGATGATGCTGCAACTGGTTATGTAGACTATCTACAGAAGAACTTCTTACCAGCTGAAGCAGTGTACAAACCTAAAAAGAAGGTTAAGAAAGAACCTAAAGGACTTGAAAAATTTTATGATGAACAAGGTGACGAGATAAATGAAGATAGCGCTAATAACTGATACGCACTTCGGCGCAAGAAATGATAACCTAGCATTCAACGATTACTTTTATAAGTTTTGGGAAGAGGTATATTTCCCATACATAGAAGCTAATGGTATTGATACGGTTATTCACTTAGGTGATGTTATGGACAGACGCAAGTTTGTTTCCTATAAGATTGCTAAAGACTTTCGTGAGAGGTTTTTACAGAAGTTTGTAGACTTAGGTGTTACTGTCCATATGATGGTAGGTAATCACGATACATTCTATAAGAACACAAATGAAGTGAACTCACTAGATGAGTTGATTAACGGTAAGTTCCCAAACATCCATACATATCCAGCAACAACTACAGTAGAGTTTGACGGTACACCTATTTGTTTTATTCCTTGGATTTGTCCAGAGAACCATGCAGAGACTATGCAACATATTCAAGAAACCAAGGCACAGGTTGCAATGGGACACTTGGAGATTAATGGTTTCGAAATGCACGCTGGGGTAAAATCTGAAAATGGATATGATAAAGGATTCTTAAAGAAATTCGATACAGTATTCAGTGGACACTTCCATAAGAAGTCTGATGATGGACAGGTATACTATCTTGGTACTACCTACCAAATGACTTGGGCTGATAATAACTGTCCCAAAGGTTTCCATATATTTGACACAGACACCAGAGAACTAGAGCGCATTGTAAATCCATACAGTATATTTGAAAAGGTATACTATGACGATTCAGTGAAGGATTTTTCTGACTTTAACGTATTGACATTAAAGGACAAGTATGTTAGAATAGTCGTTGTTAATAAAAAAGATATCTATCAGTTCGATAGGTTTGTTGACAAAGTGTTGTCTGAATCAGGCGCCCATGAGGTGAAGATTGTAGAGGACTTTAGTGAATTAGATGCATCTAATGTATCTGATGAGATTGTTGAAAATGCAGAAGATACCATGACGGTGTTGGAGCGATATATTGATGAATTGGATGTAGAGTTAGATAAAAACAGACTAACCTCTATGATGAAATCGTTATACTTAGAAGCGAGTGACTTAGAACTTTGATTACATTTAAATTTGTGCGGTGGAAAAACTTCCTGTCTACAGGGAATAATTTTACAGAGATACAGTTGGACAGAAGTTCATCTACTTTGATTATTGGAGAGAATGGTGCTGGAAAGTCCACCATCCTTGATGCATTATGCTTTGGTTTGTTCAACAAGCCATTCAGAAACATATCCAAGAAACAATTGGTGAACACTGTAAATAACGGTGGGTCTGTGGTTGAGGTCGAGTTTAACGTGGGCGGTAAGGACGTTAAGGTTATTCGTGGTATCAAACCTAATAAGTTTGAAGTATATGTTAACGGTAGCATGATTAATCAAGATGCAAACGCTCGTGACTATCAGAAGTATCTAGAACAACAAATTATGGGACTAAACTATCGTTCCTTTACACAAGTTGTTATTCTAGGTTCTTCTACTTTCGTACCATTCATGCAACTTACTACTAAGGCACGCCGTGAGGTTGTTGAGGATATCCTAGACATTAAGATTTTCTCTTTGATGAACTTCCTGTTAAAGAATCAAACAAAAGAACTAAATGAGAATATACGGAATACTGAGGCGCAATTTGATTTAACAAAAGAGAAGGCGTCTTTACAACAAAGATTTATAGAAGATGTTATTGAAAACAAATCTTCAATCATTGAAGAGAGTAAGTCTAAGATATCTGGAAATGAGAAATCAATCCAAACTAAAGAAGAGTCTATTGTATTATTAGATAAGGCAAAGGTATCTCTGTCATATGATAGTGAACAGAAGATAAAGTTAGAAGAAAAGATTCGCAAACTAAGTAGAAGTGAATCAGCCCTACAGAATAAAAGAGGTGAATATGAAAGGCAAATCAACTTTTTCGAGGAGAACGCAGAATGTCCGACATGCGAGCAGGACATTACGGATGCTACAAAGCAGACGCAGATTGCAACTCGTAACACCAAAGTCGGAGAACTCAACAGAGCAATCTCAGACGCCAAACGAATGGAACGAGAAGAACAAGAACGACTAGAAACTATTAGAGAGAATCTAGAAGCATTTAGAAAACATGATGTTGAGATTGCAAAGACTCGTTCTTCTATAAGTGAGTTGGAAAAGTTCAATGTAAAGTTACAGAAAGATATCGAAACCTATACACAGGGTTCTGTGTCTGATGATGATAAAGTAAAACTTGCAGAACTAAAAGGCCAGATTAAACTAATCGAAGAACAGAAGTCTAAGTTAAATGAAGACAAGTTCTATGTTGATGTTGCTCGTAATCTATTACAAGATAGTGGTATCAAAACAAAGATTGTAAAACAGTACCTACCTATTATGAACAAGTTAGTTAATACATACCTTTCCTCTATGGATTTTTATGTACAGTTTAACTTGGACGAAAACTTTAATGAGACAATCAAGTCACGCTTTCGTGACGAATTCTCCTATGCATCATTCTCTGAAGGTGAGAAGATGCGTATCGACCTTGCACTTCTATTTACATGGAGAGCAATTGCAAAGATGAAGAACTCTACTAATACCAATCTACTAATCCTTGATGAAATCTTTGATTCTTCTTTGGATGGTTCTGGTACAGATGACTTCCTCAAAATCCTAGATACGTTCTCAGACCAGAACGTGTTCGTTATTTCCCACAAACAAGATATGCTATTTGACAAGTTCAGAAGTATTGTACAGTTCAAGAAAGAGAAGAACTTTAGTCACTTAGTTACATAAGAGTATATTCTATGAAAAAAGCATGGCGACTATGGGCTAAAGCTATAGGTGAAAAAGAGGGAACGAATGATTGTGAAGCTGACAAGATTGCTATGATAAGAACAATCATTGTAGTCGTTAACTTCATAACTTGTTTTGTTATTATTGCCGGAAACATAAAAAACTGGTAAAAACCTCTTGACATTTGTTCTGAGAACAGGTATACTGTATAGGTAATGATGAGAAACCAACCTAAACAGTGTGAAAAAAAGTCAAAAAAGTTTTAAAAACATCTTGACTTTGTTGTGAAAACAAGGTATACTGTATAGGTAAGATTGAAAAACAACACTCTAGGAGAGATATATAATGGCACATGAACTTGAAATGATTGACGGAAAAGCGCAAATGGCGTATGTTGGGGAACTTCCTTGGCATGGACTAGGTACAAAGGTAGAGTATGAACTCTCACCAGACCAGTTCCAAAAGGTTGCTGGACTTGATTGGACAGTAGAGAAACAACCACTTGTTACTGCAACAGGTGTTCCTATCAAAAACAAAGAGGCGCTTGTTCGTACCTCAGACAACACTGTATTAGATGTTGTTGGTAAGGGTTGGAATCCAGTACAGAACTCAGAAGCATTCGAATTCTTCCAAGAATACTGCATGTCTGGTGACATGGAAATGCACACTGCTGGTTCATTGAAAGATGGACAAATGGTATGGGCTCTTGCAAAGACTAAAGAGTCTTTTGAGTTGTTTAACGGTGACGTTACTGACAACTACTTCTTGTTCACTAATCCACATCAGTTTGGTAAGGCGATTAACATTCGTATGACTCCAATCCGTGTGGTATGTAACAATACTCTAACACTGTCTCTATCACAGAATGCAGATAGAATGGTTACGGTAAATCACCGTAAGGCATTTGACCCTGCTGAAGTAAAAGAACAGATGGGTATTGCTCGTGAAAAGATGGAACAATACAAATCAATGGCTCAATTCCTTGGTGGTAAAAGATATACACCAGAGAATGTTATCCAGTACTTCAATGAAGTATTCGGTTCGCCTGCGAAGGAAAAAGTGGATGGTGCAATGCCGTTTACTTCTCGTAACTCAAAACTTGCTTTTGAGAACTTGGATGTACAACCTGGCGCTGAGTTTGCTCAGGGTTCATGGTGGACTGCATTCAACTCTGTCACTAACATGACAGACCACTTACAGGGACGTTCTAACGATGGTAGATTACAATCTGCTTGGTACGGACGTAACCGTAAAGTGAAACTCAACGCTTTGGATAAAGCACTTGAGTATGCCGATGCGGCATAAAAAAGATTGGTGGGGGGTTGAAAAATCCCCTGCTAATCCTTATATATAGTAGTGATATGCCGATAATCGGGTATCACATATTTACTTGCTTTAAATAGGAGAAATCAAATGGCATTTAATTACGCAGCACTAGATCCAACAAGGATCAACACCTACTCTATCGGTTTCGATAGAATGTTCGATAGTCTAACCTCAGCGTCTGGCTATACACAACAAACCAACTATCCCCCATACAATATCATCAAGAAGTCTGATACAGAGTTTCTTATTGAAGTAGCAATTGCTGGCTTCTCTAAAGATGATGTCGAAGTTCGTATGGCAGAAAATAGATTGAACATCAGTTCGATTGATTTGAAAAACTCAGAAATGGATAATACAGAATATCTACATAAAGGTATTTCTGCTCGTTCATTTAAACGTGCATTCACGTTGTCTGATGATGTTGTTGTGAAAGAAGCGAACATGGAAAATGGCATTTTGTCTATTGCAATGGAACGAGTTATCCCAGAGGATAAGAAACCTCGTACTATTAAAATTAAATAATGTTATAAAGTGCTGGGCGCCTCTTGACAGAGGTGCCCTTTTATGTTACTATATGTAATACTAATAAAACTATAGGATGCGAATGTGAAAGAAATCGACTACAAATATTCAGAAGATGTTATTCTGAAACAACTCAAAGAGTACATAGACAAAACCTATGATGCTCACTATTCCCACAACAAGTTTCAAGCCACAGAATTCATTATGGACTCTGGACATGGCGAAGGTTTTTGTATCGGCAATATACTCAAGTATAGTCAACGGTACGGAAAAAAAGACGGTAAGAACAGAAATGACTTGCTAAAAGTGATCCATTATGGTATAATGGCTCTACATAATCACGACACAATGGAGAAATAAATTATGATGCAATTAAGCGGCGACACACGAGACGTTCTCAAGAACTTCTCAACCATTAACCAAAACCTTATGGTAAAATCTGGTAACACGATTAATACCATGTCTGCAATGAAGAACATTGTAGCAAAGGCAACAATCCCAGATACTTTTAGTAATGAGTTTGCAATCTATGACTTGAATGAATTCTTGTCTGCACTTTCCTTATTCAAAAGTCCATCACTAGACTTTGCAGATAAGTCTGTAAAATTGAATGAAGAGGGTGGTGGTAGTTCTTTGAATTACTTCTTTAGTGACCCATCTGTTGTTACAACACCAAAGACTGAAATCACAATGCCATCTGTTGATGTAGAATTTACATTTACACAAAATGCATTCATTGATATTCAGAAGGCGTCTGCTGTACTTGGTGTTCCTGATGTAGTGCTAAAAGGTACTGCTGGTGGTGATATCAATCTTACTGTTACTGACCGTAAGAATGAAACATCTAATGACTTTGCAATCAAGGTTGGTGATAATGCTCCTAGTGACTTCACATACTACTTTAAAGTAGAAAACCTTAAACTTCTTTCTGGCGATTATAAGGTAGAAGTATCTTCAAAAGGCATTTCGCATTTTACTAATGTGACAAAACCAATTGAATACTTTATTGCTTTGGAAGCATCCTAAACCAGAAGGAAATTATATAATGAATGATGTGATGTTATGGGTGGAGAAATACCGCCCAAGTACAATCAGTGAGTGTGTTCTTACTGATGAATTGAAAACCACCTTTCAACAGTTTGTAGATGATGGACATATCCCTAATCTCTTACTGTCTGGTGGGGCTGGTGTTGGTAAGACAACTGTTGCAAAAGCAATGCTTGACGAAATCGGTGCCACATATATGTTAATCAACGGTTCAGAAGAATCGGGTATTGATGTACTGCGAAACAAGATTAAGAACTTTGCAAGTACTGTCTCTATGGATGGTAATCGTAAGTTTGTAATTCTTGATGAGGCAGACTATCTCAATCCACAATCTACACAACCAGCGTTGCGTGGGTTTATTGAGGAGTTCCACAAGAACTGTGGGTTCATTCTTACCTGTAACTTTAAGAACAGGATTATCGAACCTTTGCACAGTCGGTGTTCTGGTGTGGTATTTAAGATACCTAATACAGACAAACCAAAACTTGCTGGTGAATTCTACAAACGTGTACAGGATATCCTTGCACAAGAGAATGTACAATACCAGCCTAAAGTTGTACAAGAACTGGTAATGAAACACTTCCCAGATTGGCGTAGGGTTTTAAACGAACTGCAAAGATACTCTGCTTCTGGTATGATTGACACTGGAATACTTGTCAATATCTCAGAATCAAATATGAAGGACTTGATTGTCCATCTCAAGGCGAAAGACTTTAAAGGTATTCGTTCTTGGATTGCAAACAATCTAGACAATGACCCTTCACAACTGTATCGTAAAATTTATGATACATTGTATGATAATATACAATCTAGTACCATTCCACACATGGTAATGGCTGTTGCAGATTATCAATACAAATCGGCATTTGTTGCAGACCAAGAAATAAACATGCAAGCGTTTATGATTGAGGTTATGTCACAGGTGCAGTTCAAATGAGTTATGAATTAAAACATTATCTTAACTCAATAAACAACACTAAGGAAAATCTGATGGATTCAGATGATCCTATGTGGGAAAAGAAGTATCCATCATATGTTGTAAACAGATGTTTGGGTGCATTCAATGACACCATTATGTTCGTTAATGAAATGAATATGCGTCACCACCTTGACGCAAAGCTTCAATACGATTTTTTACTAAATACTATTAGATCTAAGAAACGCTTCGCCCCTTGGGTAAAAGCTGAAAAGTTAGATGACTTAGAGTATGTTAAAGAGTATTACGGCTACGGTAATGAAAAAGCGAAGGTTGCTCTTTCGGTACTTAATAATGAACAGATAAAGGCTATCAAAGATAGTTTGAATAAAGGTGGAAGAAATGGAAGAAATTGAATGGCAACCCGAAAGGATGCTAGAAGTAAAACTAAAGGAACCTGATGACTTCTTAAAGGTTCGTGAGACACTATCAAGAATTGGTGTCGCTTCTCGTAAAGAGAGGAAACTGTACCAATCATGTCATATCCTACATAAACAAGGTAGGTATTACATTGTACATTTCAAAGAGTTGTTTGCCCTTGATGGTAAGGAAACAAACATCAATGAGAATGATATATCTCGTAGGAACTCAATCGCAGTTCTTTTGAGTGATTGGGGCTTAATTGAAATTCTAGGTGAAACTGAACCTAGAGCACCCTTATCCCAAATCAAAGTAATTTCCTTTAAGGAAAAGAATGAGTGGGATTTGGAAACAAAATATAACATTGGAAAAAAGCGAGAACTATAAAATGAGTACAGATATTCTGAAAGCAGTAAAACAGCACGCTGAAGCTAAGATTGCAATGCATCAAGTTAACGTGATGGTTTACTTAAAGAATCCTGCTGGTATCGGGGAACACTCAGATATCACAGAAACAGTCGAGAAAGAACTAAAGCAAATGGCCCACTATCAAGATGTCCACGACATGATTGATAAGTATTTCCCAGAAGCACCAGAGGATCAAATGCCACTTTTCTCTTGACATTCGCCCTTAAATCGTATATAATGAATCTAATTGATAAGGAAAAATATGTCAGACTTCTATACACACGTTGCCCAATGGGGCAACCAACTGCTCGTTCGTGCTGTAAAGAATGGTGTCCGTACTAACTTCAAAGTAAAGTACGAACCTACTCTTTTCGTTCCTGTCCAGAAAGAAACTGGTTGGAAAACCTTGGATGACAAAAACGTCAATCCAATGAAGTTCCTTTCTATTAAGGAAGCAAAAGCATTTATCGAACAGTATCAGTCCCAGCCTCATCTTGTGTATGGAATGAACCAATTCCCATATACATACCTATCTGAAAAGTATCCAAAACAAATTCAGTTTGATTCAAAACAACTGAAGATTGTCACGATAGATATTGAGGTAGAGTGTGAGAATGGATTCCCTCATGCTGATCAGGCGATAGAACCTATGTTGTCTATCACTGTCAAAGACCATAACGCAGGCAAGTTTATCGTATGGGGTATGCGTCCCTATGAAAACAGCAGAGATGATGTAGAGTATATTCATTGTCCTACTGAACGTGAACTTCTTGCTAGGTTCCTTGGTTGGTGGGATGCAGATCATCCTGATATCATTACTGGTTGGAATACTGAATTCTTCGACCTTCCCTACATCTGTAACCGTATCAATTCCCAGTTAGGTGAAGACGCTATGAAACGTCTATCTCCTTGGGGTGTTGTACAGTCACGCATGGTGAACAGTGGGTTTGGTAAGAAGACAGAAATGTTTGAAATCATGGGTGTCAACAACCTTGATTACCTTCAACTATATAAGAAATTTACATACTCAAACCAAGAGTCATACCGTCTAGACCATATCGCTTTTGTCGAACTAGGACAACATAAGGATGAGAATCCGTATGACACATTTAGTGATTGGTATCAGAAAGACTATCAGTCTTTTATTGACTATAACATAATGGACGTTGAACTAGTTGATAGACTAGATTCCAAAATGAAACTGATTGATTTGATTCTCACTATGACGTATGAGGCTAAAGTTAATATGTCTGATGCATTCACATCTGTGAAGTATTGGGATGTTTTGATTTACAACCACCTTCTGAAACGTAAAGTTGTTATCCCAACAAAGACTCGCAATGAGAGTAAGGGTGAGAAGTATATCGGTGCATACGTTAAAGACCCACAGGTTGGACAACACAAGTGGGTTATGTCTTTTGACTTAAACTCTCTGTATCCTCACCTAATCATGCAATACAATATTTCTCCAGAGATGTTGTTACCTCAAACTATGCCTTACAATGACAATACCATTGATGAGATGTTATCACAACAGATAGACTTATCTATGTTACCTGATGCAAAAGTTGCTAGGACACCAAATGGTGCATTGTTCAGAACAAAGAAACAAGGGTTCTTGCCTGAGATGATGCAAGAGATGTACAATGACCGTACTATCTACAAGAAGAAGATGTTGACTGCTAAACAGCAGTATGAAGATACCAAAGACCCTAAGTTTCTAAATGATGTGTCTCGTTTCCAGAACATCCAAATGGCACGAAAGATTTCATTGAACTCTGCTTATGGTGCGATTGGTAATGAATGGTTTAGATATTATGACTTAAAGATTGCAGAAGGTATTACAACTTCTGGACAACTATCTATTCGGTGGATTGAAAAGGCACTGAATGGTTACTTGAATAACTTGCTGAAAAGCGAAGGAGTAGATTATGTTATTGCATCAGATACGGATTCAGTATACATTAGGTTTGATGAACTTGTTAGTAAGGTGTTATCGAAAAGAGTTGATGAGTCGGAAGATTCATATCGTCTCAGGGTGGTGGAGTTCCTTAATACGATTGCTCAAGAGAAAATCGAACCTTTTATTGATAAGAGTTATCAAAATCTTGCTAAATATGTAAATGCATATGAACAGAAGATGGAGATGGGCCGTGAGGCAATCGCAGACAAAGGTATCTGGACTGCTAAGAAACGATACATTCTAAACGTATGGGATATGGAAGGTGTTCGTTATCAAGAACCACAATTAAAGATTATGGGTATTGAGGCTGTTAAGTCTTCTACTCCTGCTCCATGTCGTGCCAAGATTAAAGAATGTCTAAAGATTATTATGTCTGGTACAGAACAAGATGTGAATGATTTCATAATTGATTTTAGAGAAGAGTTTATGAATTTACCAGTAGAGGATATTGCATTTCCTCGTTCTGTTAATGGACTTGCAAAATGGAGTAGTAGTTCTAGTATCTTTTTGAAGGGTGTTCCTATGCACTGTCGTGGTGCTTTGTTGTACAATCACTTCACCAAGAGGAATAAACTTACACACAAGTATCCTCTTATTCAAGAAGGTGAGAAGATTAAGTTTATTCACCTAAGAACTCCTAATCCCATGTCATCTAATGTCATATCTTTTATAACTAAATTACCAAAAGAACTTGACATTCATCGCTATATAGACTATGATATGCAGTATGAGAAAGCGTTTGTAGAACCATTGACGTTTATTATGAACCAGATTGGATGGAATATTGACCGTTCTTATGGTACGCAAACAACACTTGAGGACTTTTTTGGATGATACTAGAACGAGATGATGCTATATGGGCTGCAACAAAGTTGATGAATTACTTCAAAGACTTTGGGCGTATTGATGACTATTTTCGTGCTCGTAAGATTGAACGTGTAAAAAACATTCCTCAGTCATTGCCCGGCATGGGACTAGAGGATGATTTCTTTCAGTCTTTCGATATGCATCCAGAAGATATGAACTTTGCTGTATCAACTATTCCAAATAAAACATGGGACACTATGTTAGAGAAGGTTGCATCATTTAGTCCAGACGATAGCCCAGGCAAGAATATGAAACTGGTTGTTAAGGAAACAACTACTAATACTATAGTTGGTTTCATTCGTTTAGGTTCTCCCTTAATTAACTCCAAGCCTCGTAATGATTATTT